GTTAATTCATACGGCCGAAAGTTTTAGGATAGAACGTAATCATCCTTCTCTCTCCTTTCATAGGAGGGGGAAGCAGTTACCTCTCTGTACCGTCTCCTCTGGAAGGGCTTACTATCGCCCATACCAGTTCAGTTGTTAGCTGAGCCGGGAGACCAGCACGTGCACAACCGGAGTTACCGGCTGAATCACTGGATTTCATCAAGGATGGCCAGCCCTCTCTAGACGACAGGGACAGTTATTCCTCTCTTCGTGCGATAATCTTCTGAGAGCTTACCCCGCTCCTCAGAGATATATCGTCCTCTGGCTCTTCCTCTTCAGAGAAAGCCAAGATGAAGCTCTTCAGCAACTCAAAGTCAACCCTTTCACGAGGAGTGAAATCACCCTCGGGAATGGGAAAGACTGTATCTTCCGCCGAAAACGGAAGAAAGTAGTTGTGAAGAGACATCTCGACCACATCTTCGGAGGTTGAGTCCTCTGGGATCGGGGACAAGTCTTGCCCTTCCTCACGGAAGTCCTGACTTGTCTCCTCCTCAAGAGTCCAGAGATGACCGACCTTAGTCCTTTCTAAAACCTTGATAGTTTCATCTTTGAAACCTTCAAGACTCCAGAAGGGATCACAGTCGATCTCTCTTTGACAGAGGGAGAAGAATAATTGTCTCCTAATCAGCCTAGTGAGCTGTTGACCAATGGTACGATCAAAAATGGCGTGCTTTATGCCGACACGTTTGAGTGATGGACAATCAAAAAGAGAGAACTTTCCGGATCGGGTGAATTCCTCAAGCTCCTTGAAGAAGAGGGGATCCTTTGTGGACAGGTTTGTCCACCATGACTCTAGTTCCTGATGAGTTAAATCATCAAAAGCTGGATCAGGACCCTTTTCAACATCAAGAAGTCTTAGGATATTCTCCTGAGTATCGATGTGTTCCTCTTGGATGCGTTTGAGCTCCCTATCATCCTTTGTTTCGTGATGATAGATAAACTCAAAATCGCTCCTCGGCTCCTCCCAACGGATAACAGGGATGGGAACAGAAACCAGATCCTTCGTATTGGGCAAGGGATAAACCCTACCGAATCGATGGAGCAAGTCATAAAGGTATACTCTCTTCGCGAGAGCCATATCCTTCTTCCCAGGGACTGAGATCAATCCCAGTCCTCCCCGTTGTCGGGAGATGTCCATACTACGCGGTGTTCTTCTCAGAGCCTGGTAGTTTCGCTTTAGAAAAATCTCCTTAACATTGGGTGAACAACCCCAATGGAATTGAGACTCGGAAAAACAATGGGAGAGGGTTGACCCAAATCTTGTTTGGGTGGACACTTTTCCTGTTGTTTGAAGACGGCCCTCGAAAAAGAGTTGCGAGTTGACAGTGCAAAACTGTCGATCTACGAAATTCTTTCCGAGGGAAAGCGAAAGACCAACCTCTGGAGCCCTTCGACTCCAGCGGCGAATGGCCTGAAGAGAACCTCTTGCTACGATGTCGTCGCCATTTACCATGTAGGAACCCTCTGTGAAACCGGAGGTGGATACAATATAGTCATTGAGATAACACAAGAGGGGAAAACTAATCAGAGAACCCATCAACTGACCCGAAGTCTGGGAACC